CCAAGTAGAAATCAACTTAGAAGACTTTAAAGACATTTACTCTTCTAACCCAGATGATGATAACTATCTTGACCCTGAAGAGTACATGGAAGACGGTACGTATACTGATCCTGAAACAGGTACAGTGTATGTTATCAATATTCCACCAGACCTAACAGATCCTGAAGAAGATGCTGGAGGTGGTGGCGGCGGTGCTGGTGATACTGATGACAGCGATACTGGTGGTGGTGATGTTGGTGGTGACGCTGGTGGTGATGTTGGTGGTGATACTGATGAAAATGAAGATGAAGATGATAGAGGCATTCCTGATTTTTATGAGGTTGATGAAAACGGTAACGTCACCGTTATTTTAGATCCTAATAATCCTATTATTGTACCTCCTGAAAGAGTTCCTCCTTGGGTTGATACAGAAACTCCCGGAACTTATCCAGAAAGTGGACCTATCGTTGATGAAGATGTAGCTGAAGATGAGCCTGAAGTTACACCTTTACCGTCAGTAACAGGTCCAACAAAAGGCGGTACTGTAGTAATACGGCCACAACCGCAGCCAGAACCTGAGCCACAGCCGCAACCTGAACCACAGCCGCAACCTGAACCACAGCCGCAGCCTGAACCGCAACCTGAACCTGAACCTGAAAACGGTGATGGCAACGGCACTGGTGATGGCAATGGTGATGGCAACGGTGACGGTAACGGTGACGGTGACGGTGATGGCGATGGCGATGGCGATGGTGACGGTGACGGTGACGGTGCTGGGGTTGGTGGAGGTATGTTGCGTAAAGGCTCACCCTACATGGGAGGCATTAACTATGCTTTACCTCAAGGGAAAATGATTTTGTACAGACCACCTACAGCTAGCGAAATATTAACAGACTTTACAAATGGTCTAGTTTTGCAACGAAAAAAAGGAATGCTCGTATGACGTACCTTAATATTGTTAACAATGTGTTACGTCGCTTGAGGGAAGAAGAAGTAACCACTGTTACTGGAAGCACTTACTCAACAATGGTAGGTGACTTTGTTAACGACGCAAAAACATTAGTAGAACAGTCGGCTGATTGGAATGCTTTGCGGCAGCGTTATTTTGTCATTCAAGTTGCTGCTAATCAAGAGCTTATAACGCTAGATAACTTTGGCGCTGCCACTGAAATTCTTTCTATTATTAACGATACTGACAATTGTATTTTAGAGTATCGCTCTAAAGATTGGTTTGATGAAAAAAGATACTTAAACGAGCCTCTTTCTGGATCTCCTAAGTACTACACCTTTAATGCCCCAAACGACGACGGTGAGCCTGTAATTTTAATTTACCCTAAAAACAGTAAGCAAACTTCTTTTGTATTTAATTTAGTTGCTCGTCAAGACGATTTAACAATAGACGATGATGTACTCAAAGTACCTGCAAAGCCTGTTATTCATTTAGCAGTCGCTTTGTTAGCTCGTGAGCGTGGTGAAACAGGAGGTACTTCTACTGCTGAATACTTCAACATTGCTAACAAGTATCTATCAGACGCTATTGCTATTGACGCAGCAAGGCACCCAGAAGAGATGATCTTTAGGACTATCTAATATGGCCCAAGAACTACGTAGTATTAATCTTGTAGCACCAGCCTTCAAAGGGATCAACACCGAAGACTCTCCTATTGCTCAAGACCCTTCATTTGCAGAAATAGCAGACAACGCAGTTATTGATAAGCGTGGTCGTATTGCTTCACGTAAGGGTTATGAAGTTATCACTACTGACAAAACAGAGCTGGGTAGTGCTAGTATACGTACTATAGGTGAGTTTAGGGACAGCGGTGGTCCTACTAATGACGTTATATTTTCTGTAGGTAACAACAAAATACTTAGTGGCACTACTACGCTTGTTGATGAAACACCCGCTAGTTATACTATTACTGCTGACAACTGGAAGATGGTCAACTTTAATGACTATATGTATTTCTTTCAACGCGGTTACAAGCCATTAGTTTACAGTACAGCTATAGGCAGTGTTGTTGAGATGGACGACGCTGTTGTTCCTTTCAATGCTGGTGTAACTTCTGCAATGTACGGTAATGAAGTTCTTGCTGCTTATGGTCGTCTCTGGACTGCTGACTTCGATAACAACAAGTCTACTATTTATTGGTCTGATTTGTTAATTGGACATGATTGGTCAGGCGGTACTAGTGGCAGTATTAATATTTCAAAAGTCTGGCCTGACGGTTATGACGAGATTGTAGCCCTAGCTGCTCATAACAACGCACTGATTATCTTTGGTAGACACAGTATTGTTGTCTATGGTGGTGCTGACGCTCCAGCTACTATGGCTTTGGCAGACACTGTATCAGGTGTAGGTTGTGTTGATCGTGACACTGTACAGTACACTGGTACTGACGTTATCTTTTTGTCACACACGGGACTACGTAGCTTTGGTAGAACAATACAAGAAAAGTCAATGCCTATTAGTTCTTTGTCTAAAACAATAACTAAAGACATTATTAACTTACTACAAAATGAAACAGAATTTTTTAGATCTGTATATAGCCCAGAAGAAAACTTTTACTTATTGACATTCGTAGAACAAGAACTTACTTTTTGTTTTGACGTTAGAGGTACACTAGAAGATGGTTCCTACAGAGTAACGCGATGGCCTAGCTCTGTCTTTACAGCGTACAATAGATTAAACAACGGCGCTCTTTACATAGGATCTTCTAACGGTATCAGTCAATATAAAACTTATTCAGACAACGGCAGCTCATATCGTTTTAGATACTACAGTCCTAGCTTAACTTTTGGAGATGTTGCACGTCTTAAGTTTCTTAAAAAGATAAAACCTACTATTTTTGGAGCAAATAATTCTGCATTGTTTATGAAGTTTGCTTATGATTTTGCTACTAATTTTAGAACAACAGAGTTTTTTACAGGTAACCAAATTCCTGCTTACTTTAATGTTAATGAATTTCACGGGGATGAATACCCTTCCCATAATTCAAACCCACTATCAGAATATACAGTAGGACAATTAACTAGTCAACGTAGTCTGAACACAACAGGCAACGGAACAACAGTAGTTATAGGTTTAGAGGCTGATATTAACGGTCACGTTTTATCACTACAAGAAATTAATGTATTAGCCTTGCTGGGCAAAACAGTTTAACGGAGAAATATAGATGTCAGACGAACTATTGGGTGGAGGTTTAGCAGCGGCAGGGGCTGCGCTAGCCTACGAAGGTTACGAAGACCTTGGAGACATTGGTAGAGAAGCCCTTCAAAGGTTTTCTACGGGCTACACTGACCCAGACACTGGGGAATTTACGCCCGCCCTTGTTGACCAACTAACAGGAATGACGGAGTTTCGCCCCTTTGGCGTTACTACTGCTACTGGTAGTCAGTTTGGTATGACAGTTGATCCTGAAACAGGCCAGCTTTCGACTACCATGACGCTTTCTGACGATGAAAAAGACAGACAAAACAGAATGTTTACTGCTTCTGACCAGTTTATGAAGGCCGCTACGGGTTACACCGATCCCGTAACTGGAGAGTACACCTCTGGTGTAGATCCTGCACGGCGTGAACAGGCTGTGTTTGAACGTATGCAGCTTGCTATGTCTCCTGCTCAAGAACGTGAGCGTCTTGCGTTAGAACAACGTCTAGCTGCACAGGGTCGATTAGGTGTTACTACTGGTATGTTTGGTGGTACTCCTGAAGCGTTAACATTAGCTAAGGCTCAAGAAGAAGCACGTAATAACGCTATGTTGCAGGCTATGCAGTTTGCTGGACAAGAGCAAAGTCGTTTAGCAGGACTAGGTACTGGTCTAATGCAAGCAGGCTACGTACCACAACAGCAGTTGCTACAGGGTATCACGCCCGGAATGACAGCGGCAGAGCAGGCAAGACAACAACAGAACATTGGTGCTCAGACGTTTGGTGAGACTTATGCCGCAGGTATTGAAGCAATGCTACAAGCAGGTCTTGGACAAGCAGGTATTGCTAGCGGGTTTGGAACTGCTTTGGCACAAGGCGCTATTGGCGGCTTATTCGATTAAGGAGAAACACAATGGCTAAATTTTCACAACAGTTCCTAGCTAATCTAGGACGACCTGTTATGACACAGGGTATGTTTGACCTTGGTGCGGCTATTGGTGGTATTCCTGCTCAGGCTAAAGAAGCTCAACGTAAAAAAGATCAGCAAGCATTAGCTCAAGGTTTGTTTGGTTTAGAGCAAAGTGCTTTGGCTGGTGAGCTTACTCCTGAGATGTACAAAGAAGCTGTTGGTTCTTACACTGCGTTAATGCAACAAAACCCTGAACAAGCAGACGAAATTAGAAAGTCTCTTGCTAGAGTAGGTGCGTCTGTCCGCGAGCAAGACAAAGCGCAGAAAAAAGTAACTGCTGTTAATGAATTAAGTGCTATTGAGACTGAGTATACTAAGATATATTCTGATCCTTCTTTAGATACCAAGGAAAGAGACGCAAGAGCAACCGCACTAAGAACACGAGCAAAGGCGATACAAGATGCTAATCCACTTGTAGACTTTTCTTCTTTTTCAAACTGGGACTCTCGTGCAATGAATGCTGGCATGGCTATTTCTAGTCGTGTTCAAAATCAAGAAGCAGAGGTTGAACAACAAAAAGTTAACGCTACTTTGCAAGGAATGACTCCAAAAGAGCGTGAAGACTACGTAGAAAAGTATGCTGGAAGTGAATCAGAATACGTGCTTAGGCGTGTTAATAGCCTTAACACCTATGAGGATGGAGTTCAGCGCAGATCCGAAGAAGCCGCTACAAGAGAACAAAATTTAACTACAGAAATTGATAGTCTTTCTTCTGAAATAGAAACTCTTCCTGAAGGTTTAAGAGATTCTTTAAACAGAGAGTTACAAACAGTTCAAAAAATGCAAGAAGGTAACTATAAAAACGGCAGGTGGATCAGTAAGGCTCTTCAAAATCAAGCTAATAATAAACTAAACGATGTTTCGCGTAGAATTATAAACCACTCTGATAGAGTTGATGATGCTGATCGCAGGTCAATTAGAGAGGCTGATATAAAAATAACTGCGCTAGAGTCTCAGTTAGATAATCCTGTTATGGATCAAAAAATTCTTGATAGGTATGCAGAGTCTGCCGCGCAACAAGCAGGAGAAAGTAGATCTTTTGATAAACTTTCTGCCTCTAAAAAAGAAAAGTATTACGATAAGGCTCGTGATGATATTTTACGGGATCATAATCAAAGTGTTAACTCTCAGATTAGAACACAAAAAGCTGTAAAGCGTTACTTATCTGGAGAGGTACCAGAAGAACAAGCTCCTGCAGAAACAACTACAGAATATTCGTCTCTTATTAAAACTGCCCAAAGAGAGTCGGGTCTTTCTCGTGAAAACACTATTAAGGCTTTAAAGAATAAAGGAGACCTTCCTAAAGATTATACTGGAGAAGAAAAATCGTTTGAAGATGCTATTAGAATATCTGAAGAAGAAGCTATTGCAATTTGGTTTGGCGAAGAAGGAAAAAGTTTTGATTTAATAGAAACCATTAAAAAAGGTGTAGGTACTTCTTTATCAAAAGCTGCCGTTAATAAGAGAGTATACAGTAAGTTTACAGACGGAAGCGGAGGAGATCTTCGAGGAGTTCCTACTAATGATTTAGAACTTTTACGGTATGACAATAACAAATATACGCCTAGGATTGAAGCAGAGCTTAAAAGAAGAGGCCGTTAAAATGGCAAAGTACAGCGATTTAAATAAGTATTTAGAGACTTCAAACTATTCTGATTTATCTTCTTACTTAGAAGACGATCAAGATTACTCTGGCTTTAGAGCAGGGGCTATTGATGTTCTTGAGTCTGGTCTTGGTATTGGTGATGAACTAGATGCTACTGTACGTTTGTTGGTGGGAGAGTCTGACAACTGGGAAGATGCAATAACACAGTCACGTAGACAGTTAGAAACTTTTGAAGAAGAAAACCCTTACATGTCAGGTGCTTTAAGTACCGCAGGTATTGTAGGCAGTTTGTTTATACCGGGAGCGGCTCTTGCCAAGCTAAGTAAAGGCGCTAGTACAGCACGACGAGTTACTCAAGCCGCTGGCTTAGGTGCCGCTGAGGGCGCTGCTTATGGTTTTTTAGCAGGTGAAGGCGAAGAAAGACTGTCTAGTGCCGCTTTAGGTGCTGGTGTTGGCGGTGTACTAGGCGGTGCTGCTGGTCGTTTTTTAACCAAAGGCGCTGG